TGCAGGAAATATTGCTATTGGATTGAATGCTTTGTATTCAAACACAGCCAGTTCTCTAAATGTTGCGATTGGAACAGGTGCATTAGATGCATTAAATATAGGTTCAGGCAACGGATACAATGTTGCCGTTGGAGACCAAGCAGGTGGAGCAGTAACCACAGGCGTTCAAAACACATTTGTAGGTGGTCTTGCAGGTAATACTGTAACAACAGGCTCCAAGAATACCATCATCGGTCGCTACAACGGCAACCAAGGCGGCTTAGACATCCGCACCGCAAGCAACAACATCGTCTTGTCAGATGGTGATGGTAATCCTAGAGTTCGTGTGGATAGTAGTGGTCGCGTTCTAGTGGGTACTACTAATATAGCCAATCTCGCCTCCGCTACTCCTAATGTTGTCACTGACGAATCCTTTGGTATTAATAATGGGACTAACATTGCCGCAATTGGTGTAGACCGTATTAACTTCAATGTAGCCAACTACTATGTTTTAAACGCAGCAGCAACAGGTGTAAAACTTGTAAACGGTGCAACCTCTTGGACAACTCAATCAGATGAAAACTCTAAAGAAAACATCGTTGAATTAAGTAGTGCTTTAACCGCTGTAAACGCCATGCGGTGTGTTCGCTATAACTTAAAATCTCAAACTCCAGATGATGTTAAAATAGGATTCATAGCCCAAGATTGGCAGTCTAGCTATCCTGAAGTAGTAGCTACCGATACTGACGGAACTCTAGGCATGAACTACACAGAAACCATCCCAGTTTTACTTAAAGCCATCCAAGAGCAACAAGCCTTGATTGAATCATTAACCGCAAGAATAGAAACCCTAGAAGGATAAATAATTATGAGTGAAGAAACAGTAGAACGTACAACAGAACAACTAGCATCTGATTACACAGCAATGGGTCACAGCATTGCACTTATTACAGACATCATCGCAGGTAATGTAATGGCAGAAAATGATGCCGAAGACCGTCAGGATTGTGTGGATAGAAACGTAGCACACCTAGAGCTTATGAAAGCTAAAACTGATTGGGGTAGCGAGAGCATGACAGCTACTAACTCAGCAATTAGTGCAGGTAACGGATACACAGCATCTTAGAGGAGTTAATCATGGCAGTAACTTGGAACATCACAAACTTAGAATATACCAACGACTCTGACAAGGGCGTAGTTCATGCCGCATGGTCTGCAACAGATTCAGAAGTAGTCGGCGAAGTCACTCACACAGGCACAGTATCGGGCATGGAGTCCTATACGCCAGATGCAAGCGCAGACGGTTATGTAGCTTGGGATTCGCTTGACGAGGCTACAGTAGCAGGGTGGATAAAAACCACACTAGGCTCAGATGAAGTTACTCGCGTTGAAGCAAAGGTAGCCGCTCAGATTGCAGAGTCTAAAGCGCCTTCAACGTCTTGGGGAGTAGCGTGGTAATGGATTATTTAATTGATGTGTATGTACTTGCGACTTCCGTTGTAAGCATTGCTTCTATTATTTGTGATTACACCGACACACCGAAAGACAATATTTTTGTGGCAAAGGCCTATGCCATCCTAGAAAGGTTTGCTTTCTTGGGAAACAAGGCTAAACAGTAAACTTTAACCATTTGGAGTAACAACGATGAGCGAGAAAAAAACGACACTCATTACTGTTGACGACGTTGAATACAACCTCGAAGACATGAGCGATGAGCAAAAGATATATGTCCGTCACTGTGCAAGCCTTAACGGCAAGATGGAGTCTGCGCGGTTCAACCTAGATCAACTGGTTGGCGGTCATGAATACTTTTACGGTCTTCTAAAGAATTCTCTTACGGCTGACGCTGTAGCAGAGTAAGGAAACATATCTATGGCGCTTGTTGCTCTTGAATTGCCTGCTGGCATCTACAATCACGGAACAGAACTAGATTCAACGGGTCGTTGGATTGATGGCAACTTTATACGTTGGCAGAACGGTTCTGTGCGCCCGATTGGTGGGTGGACAACACGTAAGGCAGGGGCAACAGCGGCAGCGCCACGCGGCATGGTTTCTTGGGTTGATCATTCCGAGGTAACACACATTGCTGTTGGCACGTACAACAAGCTGTACGCGCTAAACCAAGGCTCTGCGGTACAAGATATTACGCCTTCCGGTCTCACTTCTGGGTCAGAGGATGCAAACGCTAACTACGGGTTCGGCGGTCAGACCTATGGTAATGACGCCTATGGCTATCCGCGTGATGCGGCTGTACCTGATCCAGTAACAACCTGGTCTTTAGATAGCTTTGGACAGTATTTAATTGCGTGTTCATCGGATGACGGCAAGGTCTACGAGTGGCAGCTAAGTACATCAACTGCTGCGGCGTTGTTGTCAAATGCCCCAGTAAATAACAGCGCTATTATGGTAACCGATGAGCGCTTTGTCTTTTGTCTAGGCGCAGGCGGTAATCCGCAAAAGGTTGCTTGGTCTGATCGTGAAAACAATAACCAGTGGACGCCATCAACAACAAACCAAGCCGGTGATATCGAATTACAGACAACTGGCGAAATCATGTGCGGCGTTCGCGTTAAAGGGTCTGCATTATTATTAACAACCCTTGATGCACACACTGCAACCTATGCTGGCCCTCCGTTTGTCTACAGTTTTGAGCGTGTTGGCAGTTCGTGTGGCATCGTATCTCGTCAGGCAGCCATCGCCGTTGACCAGGGCGCGTTCTGGATGGGAACAGGTGGCTTTTATCAGTACAACGGTAACGCCGTACAAGAGATGCAGTGCGATGTGCTAGATCATGTCTTTACAAGCCTTAACACTGCGCAAAGATCAAAGGTATGTGCAATCCACAATAGTCAGTTTGGTGAAATTTGGTGGTTCTACCCATCAGGTGACTCAAACGAAAACAACCGTTACGTTGTCTATGATTATAAGGAAGGCCACTGGAACATCGGTACGTTATCCCGTACGACAGGCGTTGATTTAGGCGCGTTTAGATCACCTCTGTGGTTTGATGCCTCTGGTAACCTTTATAACCATGAGTTTGGTTACACCCACGACTCTGCTCCGTATTTAGAGTCTGGCCCTATCACAATGGGCGCTGGAGACAATGTTATGCGTGTCAATGAGATTATTCCAGATGAGGGAACGCAGGGCGAGGTTAGCTTAACCTTTAAGACGCGATTTTATCCAAATGGTGATGAGACAAGCCACGGGCCGTTTACACTTGGCAACCCAACCGGCGCAAGATTTCAGGGGCGTCAGGTCAGGATGCTCATTAACGGCTCAGAGCTTAATAATTGGCGTGCTGGCAAGATGCGTCTCAATGTCATCGAGGGCGGTAGGCGTTGAGTGCGCAGCTACCCCAACCAATTGGCGATGATTGGAAGATATGGGGTAAACGTCTTGTTGATGGCCTCTTAGTGGCCCAATCACAGCTAAAATATTACCTCTCTGGGGATTCTGCGGCGCTAGAGGGCATTATGCTGTGGGATCGCTCTGGTTACCCCGTAATTTCTAAAGATAACGCGTATCGACAAGTCTTAATGCAGGGCGGTTGCGGTCACTTTGTAGCAACTGCAACTCAAACCCCTTCACAGGCAAATACGGCCTATGCTGTAACGTTTAACAGCGCAACATCAGCCGACGGATTAGCGATTAACGGGTCGGACGCAACAAAGATCGACGTAACAGAATCCGGTGTTTTAAACATTGATGTGACAGCGCAGGCAACGTCTTCATCAAGCTATACAGGGTATCTTTGGATCAACGTCAACGGAACCGATGGCTTTGCAGTAAAACAGGCCGTTAATGGTGATGGCGTAATAGCCCATACAGCCGTTGTAAGCGTAACCGCTGGTCAGTATATAAAAGTAATGTACGCGGCCTCTAACACGGGTTTAACGCTGCCCTACACAGCGGCATCAAGTCCTATACCAGCAATACCTGCGGTGCAGGTGTCAATGAGTCGATGTAAGCAGTAATGAATCTACACGAAGAGCTTTTACGGTGCAGACCTTGGATAGAGAGTGCGCTGGAGCATTCTGGTGGCACGCATTTATTCGCAGATATTGTGCAGGGTATTGTCAGTGGGCGTATGCAGTTCTGGCCTGCAGAAGAGGGCTGTGCTGTGACTGAAATTATCATCTTTCCGCAGAAAAAGATTTTTCATGTTTTTTTAGCTGGGGGTGAAAAGGGGCAGATCGTTGATATGAATGATTCAGCCGTTGAATTTGCTAAAGCAGCAGGTTGTTCGGGAATGACCATTGCTGGGCGTAAAGGTTGGTCAAGGGTTCTTAAAGACAAAGGGTGGACAGAGGCGTTCACCACACTATCAAGGGAAATTTAATATGTCAGGTGGAAAAGGCGGTAGCCAAACATCACAAGTAGAAATTCCACAATGGATACAGCAGCCATCAATAAGAAACATGGCGCGCGCAGAGGCCTTGCAAAAGGTTGGCTATATGCCGTACATGGGGCCAGATGTTGCAGGTTTAACATCACCGCAACAACAGGCGATGCAAGCAAATATTGATGCAGCCTCTGCCTTTGGGTTAGTTGATCCTGGAATGAGTGCAACAGACGGTATGCCGCAAACATCGCAGTTTGGCGGTATCTCTGGTTACTCATCCTACCCTATGTATCAGGAGGCAGTAGATAATTATGAGGCTACAAGCCCTGGTCAAGCGCGTCAATACAATAACCTATTTGTCAATCCTCAAAGTGGTCTTGGTGGCACTACTGGCACGGGCATGATGGGTGGTGGCATTAACAGTGGCGGTCAAAACAACTCAGGTGCTGGCAGTCACACAGGCGATCCAGGCGATGTTGGTCAATTTACCGCGTTTGACCCTACACAATATTCAATTTCTGATGCAAATCCTTACGGTGTGAGTTTTACAGCGCAAGCACCTGATATGACAGGTTACATCACTGCTGACCAGTTAGATCAGCGTCTGATGGCAATGCAACCTACTGCACCGCAAGATATGTCTGGTTATACAACAACTGAACAATTAAATAACGCGTTAAGTGGGCTACCTACCTATCAGCCACAAGATTTATCTGGCTATGCTCGCACAACTGACTTGTATGATGACAGTCAATTGCGTCAGGATATTAACTCTAGATTTAGCAATGTTAATGCTTTTGATCCGTCTAACCTACAAGCACAAATTACATCTAATCAGCAGGGTCTTGCGAACTTACCTGCTGCACAAGCACCTGACTTATCAGGCTACGCAACAACCAATGATTTGACAAGTGCGATCTCTGGCATACCAAGCTACCAAGCTCCTGATTTATCAAATTATGCAACGACAGAGCAGCTAAACAATAGATTTGAAGCGTTTGATCCTATGTCATCGATGCCTGATCTAAGCAATTATGCGCAAATGTCTGATTTATATGATGACAGTCAATTGCGAGGTGACATAAATAGTCGTTTTGAAACATTTAATCCTGACGTAACGATGCCCGATCTTTCTAACTATGCAACAACTGAAAGCGTCAATAACCGTTTTAGTAATTTGTCACAGTATGATGATAGCGCTTTAAGAGAAGACATCAACAATCGGTTTAGTAACCTGCCCACATATCAAGCGCCTGATCTTAGCGGATATGCGACGAGTGAGCAGTTAAATACAGCAATTGCTGGCGTTCCTCAATTTGACCCAAGCAGCATTGATCTTTCTGGTTATGCAACATCGCAAGATTTAAACTCTGCAATTAGTGGTTTGCCGACTTACCAGGCTCCCGATCTTAGCAACTATGCGCAAATGTCTGATCTGTATAATGACACTCAGTTACGGCAGGACATGAATACCCGATTTAGTAACTTGCCCACTTACCAAGCGCCCGACCTAAGTAATTATGCGACTAATGATGCGTTATCTACTGCACTGCAGGGCATAAACCAATACGATGACACACAGTTACGACAAGACATTAACAATCGGTTCAGTAATTTACCGACCTATCAAGCACCTGACTTAAGCGGTTATGCAACGACTCAAAGCGTTAATAATCAGTTTAACAATTTGTCGCAATTTGACCCCAGCGGATTACAGAACCAAATTAATACAAATCAACAAGCGATCAGTAACCTTCCGTCATACCAAGCACCCGATTTAGGAAACTATGCAACAAAAGATCAGCTTATAGGTCTTCTGTCAGATATTGGCACATCCTCAACGGGCGTTAACCCCTCGTTATATTCTGACCCAAATCTTGGGCAAAACAATGCAACGGTAACCCCTGTAAAGGCAACGACAAAAAAGAAAGTTAGCACAAAAAAAGGAGCTAGATAATGGCTAATGGTGGCGCTACAGGCGTAATGAACCAAAGAGTGCAAGGTCAAAATAATGGTTTGCAAGTAATGAATAAAGGCAGCACTGCACCAAGACAACTCTCACCGATGAAACAGCTAACAGGAAACGATAAGCAAATTGGTAGTAGTCTTTTCTCTGATCCGCATTTAGGACAAGTAGGGCAAGACGTACCACCAATGCCAGGCGGCGGTATCCCTAATAATGTGCCTTTGCCTCCTTACAGCGGCAATGGAAACCCTCAACCAAACACAGCCCCAACCAGTGGCGCAACGACGCAAGGGCAACGAGCGCCTAGTATCTTTAGTTCAAGCGCACAAGGTATTAACGATGCAATGGCTGGTGCGCGTAATGAGATGAATTATTTGCCAATGGGAATACAATCTCAAGGCTATAATGCATCGCAAGCAGGCGCAAAGGGCGTTAACGGCGCAAGAACATTTGGCCGTGGTTATAGCGCTGCAGGTAGTGTAGGGCAGGGGTATACAGCATCAGGAACATCTGGTGAAGGCTATCAAGCCGCTGGCGCTTCTGGTCGTGGATTTGATGCAGCAGGCGTTGACTCGCAAGGATTTAAAGGAGCAGGCGTAGGCTCGCAAGGTTACAATCCACAGAACGCAAGTAGCTACGGTGTTAGCGGAAGAATGTTAGGTGGAGGGCCGAACGTCAGCGCAAGAGACGTTAATGCAGATCGCATTGTTGACGCGGATATCGGGCGTTACATGAACCCTTACAATGACGAGGTGGTTAATAGAACCCTTGGTGATTTAGACGAGGCAAGACGGTTGCAGATGGGTCAAGCTGGGGCCAACGCTACCGCAAGCGGCGCATTTGGCGGTTCACGGCACGCACTAAGAGAGTCAGAGACAAACAGCAGCTTCTTTGATCAAGCAGCACGTACAGCCGCAGGGTTACGTCAGCAGGGCTTCAATCAGGCGCAGGGCATGGCGCAGCAAGATATTGCTAACAAGATGCAGTCTGATTTAGCGAACCAGGGCGCCTCACTGCAGGCCGATACAACAACTGCTAACATTGCACAGCAACGTAATCTTGCAGATCAGTCAACGGATTTGCGGTCACAAGAGTTCAGCGCAGGAGCAAAGAATCAGGCAGAGTTTGCAAATCAGGCGGCACAAAATCAGGCAGGACAATTTGCAGCAGCAGCGGCTAATCAGGCAGCACAGCAGACTTCTGCACAGGATCAACAGGCTCGTCAGTTTAGCTCGGCAGCGGCTAACCAAGCGGCACAACAGCGGTCATCTCAGTTACAGCAGGCACGACAGTTTGGCGCACAAGCAGGTAATACTTCTGATCTTGCTAATCAGGCCTCATTAAACCAAGCACGACAGTTTGGTGCTGGGGCGCGTAATACAGCAGGTTTAGCTAATCAGGCAGCATTAAATGCGGCAGGTCAGTTTGGTGCGCAGGCGTTAAATACTTCATCGTTAGCAAACCAAGCAGCAAGGAATCAAGCAGGTCAATTTGGAGCGCAAGCCTTTAACACTGCAAACCTTGCAAATCAGGCATCAACAAACCAAGCAAACCAGTTTAGTGCAAATGCCGGAAATACTGCTCGACTTGCCAATCAGGCGGCCTCTAACCGTGCTAATGAGTTTAATATCGGGCAGAATCAAGCGGCCCAAATGGCTAATCAAGCGGCTGGATTGGCTGGATCACAACAGCGCCTATCATCCGGTAATCAGTTAGGTAATTTAGCTAATTTAGGCTTTGGAATGGGTCAAACCCTTAGCGGTAACTTAGCACAGGACGGCGCAATGAAACAGGGTCTTAATCAGCTACTCATTGATGCGGTTAAGAACCAGTTTAACCAGCGTTCACAAGCGCCTTATCAGTCCATTGGATTGCTCTCTCAGGCTCTTGGTGCATCACCTGTTCCGCAGACTACGACAACGACTAAACAGCCTGGTCTGTTTGATTATTTAACCCTAGCAGCGAGTTAACAGTATGTTTGATTTTTTATCTGGCGAGAATATTGAGCAAGAAGCAGAAATGGCAAAAAAGATTGCTCAGAACAAAGAAATGATGGCCGCAGAGCTTAGAGCGCAAATGGTTGCACCAAAACCGGATTTTGCACTACCTGATGTACCTGTGCCAGAAGCGCCACAGACATTTATGGATCAAATGCAGCCCTACATGGATAAGATCGGTAAGGGCGCTCAGTCATTTGCTCATCAGGGCTTTGTTAGCCCTAACATTGCGCCAGTACAGCGTGGCGGTGGCGTCATGCAGCCACAACATCAACAAACGATTCCGTATGGTCAGGGCATTGTTGCGCAAATGGACAAGGGCGATAACAAGAGCGATGTTATTCAACTAATTATGAAAATGATGGGAGGCTAGAATGCCTGATAATGAAATGGGCCTACTTGATCGGTTAGGTAAAGGAATAAAAGAGTTCCGCGCAGACCCAGAGCGCATGGCAAGATTGCAAATGGGCCTAAACTCTATGCGGTTAAACCCTGATCAGGGCATTGCAGCGTCTGCAGCTAATACCATTCAGCAGGCGCAAGAGCGCAGGCAAAGCGGTATAGATGCTGCTGCAACGATGAAGTTTCTGCAATCAAGAGCAGCGACTGATCCAATGGCGTCGCAAGCATTAGGAGCCATCCAAGCAAACCCAGGTATGGTAAAAGACATCATGGGCGCATACTTGTCTGGGCAATTTAAGTCACCGCACATGAACAAAAACATTGGCTCTGTGCAGACCGCCCAAGAAGACATGCCTGCTTACGATATTAAAGCTGGTGACCAATTTACCTATGAATATGACCCGAATGCTAACGGAGGGTTTAGTTTGATCAAGCTAGGCGGTAGAGGCACGACTAACCAAGAGCAAGCGCAAATGGACAGTGACGCTGTTTTAAGACAGTCGGACATTGCGGCGGCGCGTAGTCAAGCTAAAGAGTATTTTGGTAGATATGATGCGGCTACCAGTCAAATTACCTCATTACGTCAAGCAAGAAAGTTAATTGAAGAAGGCGCTGAAACCGGCTGGATTAAACAGCATTTGCCGACATTTAAAGCAAACACCCAATTACTGCGAAATGTAGCTAATGAAATGGGTATTGATATTATTAACTCCGCGACGTTTGGTGCGCTAAGTGCTACAGAATTAAAACTAGCGTTGTCTACTGGCTTTCCGCAGGGCTTAAACAGATCGCAAACCCTAAAATACATCGATGAAAAAATTGCAGCGCAAGACAAGTTTAGGCGTGAACTACTTAAGAAAACTAATCGGCTTAACTCTGGTATTGGCCTGACAGAGTGGACAAGAGAGGTAATGGAGCAAGAGGAACTTGAATATCAAGTAGCTGCTGTACCGCAAAACAATCCTAAATTAATAGCACTTGCTGAAAAGAAAAGCACCCCGACAACGCCTATTTCGCCGCAGTATATTTGGGATCGCATGAATTACGCACAGCGCAAGGCATTTATGGATCAGGAGCAGCAATGAATACACAGGATGAGATATTAGCCTCTTTGGATTTAGGTCTTGGCGATGACACTGAAGCTGCACAGCAGCCGCAGGGTAATTACTATGGAAATTTAGGTCGTACTGCCGTTGGACAGGGGTTTTTGCTTGGCTTTGGTGATGAGCTTGAGGCTGGTTTTAGTGCAGCAATGTCAAGATTTTCAGATGATCCTAAAACGTACAAAGAAATCAGAGATGGTGTACGTCAGCAGTTAAAACAGTTTCAGGCGCAAAACCCTAAAACAGCAATTACTAGCGAGATTGTTGGCGGTTTGATACCTACGGTAGCGATGATGATCGCAACACCATTAACTGGAGGGTCAAGCGGTGCAGCGGCAACTGCTAATGCAGGTCGCATGATGGGGGTAGCTAAAAGAGCATTAAATGCCGCGCCAGTAAGTGCAGGTGCAGGACTTGGTTACTCAGAAGCTGATCTGACAGAGGGTAATGTAAGTGGTGCAGTTTTAGATACAGCTATTGGTGGATTAGCAGGTGTTCTTGGCTCTGAGGGACTACGGCAAGCGGCAAAAGCGGCAGGTGGTAGTTACAAATCTTTTAATACGTTTATCAGAAATAAGTACGGTAATGAGTACGTTGGGCCTGTGTCAGAATATCTTAATAAGTTACGAAGCAGAACAGGAAAAAGTATTGAGGAAACAATTGAGGACATTAAAAACGGCGGCGTAATGGCTGAAGATGATGCGCTGCCAGCAAGCTTACGTGGCATTGCATCTGAAGGTGGAGAGGCTGCTGGGGACATAAAAATTGCAGCCAAGGGTCGTGTAGATCAAACGATGGGGCAGGCTCGTGACGAGGTAAGAACCGCTTTAGCGCCAGGAGTGTCAGGAACAAATGTTGCGCTGGCTCAAAAACGTGCCAATCAAGAGTTAAAAGACTATCAAGGCGACGAGTACGGCGCCATTTACGCCGATGCGCCAAAGCTTGCGGAGCCTGTTAAGCAAAAAATGTTTGGTCAGCTAAGAGTGAACACTAGACTACGCCGCTCGATGGAAGAGCTTTACGAAGCCGAGGCAGGAAATAATCCTAACCTAAAACCGTTGTTTGGCGATAAAGTTGACCCAAAAACTGGAAAAACATACTTTGCCTTTAAACGCGAGCCAACCCTAAAAGACGCAGAGCAAGTTAGGCAGATTCTTAAGGAAATGGAGTCTAATAAATATGCAGGCTCTAATCCTAGCCCAGCCATTGCTGTTGAGTTAGGTGAGGCGGAGTCAGTTTTAAAAAAAGCTCTTGACAAGGCCAGTCCAAGACTTGCGTTAAACCGTGAAAATTATTCTGCACGTGTAGCTTTTGACAATGCATTTAAGTTAGGCAAGCAATCGCAAGGCGCTAGCAGTGATGATCTTGCCAACATATTGGATGATTTAAATCCTGATGAGGTTAAAGCGTTTAGAGCAGGATATTACCAAACAGTTAAACGAGCGCTATCTGACAGAAAAGGGTCATTCCCGGCACAAGCTGGAGGACTTGATAGAGCAAAGTCTGGGCCAAACGAAATCATGAAGACTATTTTGCCTGAAGATCAAGCTGACAGTGCGATTGCAGCATTGGCTCGTGCAGGTCGAGCGCAACAAAACAACGCAGCAATTAAGCCTGCGGGTAACTCAATGACGCAATTTACTAATGAGGCCACTAAAGAAATGGGCGCGGTTGGCAAGGTCGCGGCTATTAGTGAGGCGTTAGCTATGCCTTCCCCTGGCAATGTTAGTCGTGCTGCGGTGGCTTTGACACCAGAAGACCTTGGGTTAAATAATGAACAAAAACGCAAAGTGGTTGAAATTTTATTTTCAGAAAACCCTGATTTAGTACGTGCCGCTTTAACTGATGAGACAGCCTTTGGTGTGCTAAACCAAAAAGTGATTAACATTGCGAACCGCTTAATGCAGGGCGCTGACAATGTTGTGCAGCGACAAGCCCCTGCTGGTCTTATAGAAAACCTTTAAATAATCCTTCTTACTGCACCGCTTTAACTGGCGGTCTTTCTCGTGGAAAAAATATATGGAACTTAAAAAGCTAACAGAAGACGACATCAAGTCAATTGCAGCGGATGCGGTGGACAACGCAGAAGATTTTGTAAACTCAGAGCTGGTAGATGATCGACTTAAAGCGCAGCGATACTATGACGGTAAGGTTGATATTGGCGAGGAAGAGGGCCGAAGTCGGGTTGTGTCAACCAAGATACGCGACAAGATACGGGCCATAAAGCCAAGTTTGATGCGTGTTTTTCTGTCAACTGATAAGCCGGTTGAATTTGCTCCTACAGGGCGCGAGGACGCGCAGTTTGCTGAACAGGCCACTAAGTACGTTAACTACAAGTTTAATACGTTAGGCGGCTACAGTGTGCTGTCTGATGTCTTTGCTGATTCACTCCTAAAGAAGTGCGGTGTTGTTAAGTGCTATTGGAATATTGAGAAAGAAAGCGAGACGTTTGATCACCAAGACCTTCCTGATGAGGAGTTTAGCTTAATTGTTAACGATCCGCGTGTTGAGGTCATTAAGCACGAAGAGATCATCGAGATGGATGTTGATGACATGGGCGTTGAGTACCAGCGCACAATGCATAACGTCAAAGTGTCTGTCACCGAAGAGTACGGTGATCTATGTATTGAGAGCCTACCACCGGAAGAGTTCTTTATATCCTCAGAGGCCACTAATTTAGACGATGCCTATGCTGTTGTTCATAAGCGCGAGATGCGAGTAGGTGACCTGGTTGCAATGGGTTATGACTTTGATGTCGTGTCTGAATTAACTGGTAATGACACTGATAACTTTTCAGATGAAGAGCGATTTGAGCGTCAGAACTTTAGTTTAGATGATGATGAGCAGCCTTTAGACCCCACAATGCGAAAGGTCGTTGTGTCTGAGGTCTACATGAAGATTGACGTTGACGGCACTGGCGTACCTGTCATGCACAAGATACTGCTTGGTGGCGGTTCTGATGAGTTGCTTGATTATGAGCCGTGGGGTGACCTACCGTTTGCCGTGTTTCAGCATGATCCGGAACCGCATACGTGGGTCGGTAACTCTCTTGCAGATATTCTCTTTTCGGAACAAGACGCAGCAACAGCAATGCTCCGTGGCGTCCTCGATAACGTGGCACTAACCAATAACCCTCGCACCGAGATTGTTGAGGGCATGGTCAATGTAGATGACTTCCTCAATAACGAGATTGGCGGTGTTGTCAGAACAAAAGCCGGAGGCTCAGTTACGCCTTTGACCGTTCCATTTGTCGCAGGTCAGACACTTTCTGCTGTCGAGTATTTTGATGCTCAAATTGATCAAAAAACAGGCGTATCTGCTGCTTCATCCGGTCTTGACCCTAATGCACTACAGAACACCACTGCAACGGCTGTTAATGCCACTGTGCAGGGCGCGGCGAGTCAAATCGAGGTAATGGCTAGGAACCTAGCTGAAGGCGGTGTAACGCAATTATTTAAGCTTATGCTGAAGCTAACAATTGAGAACTGCGACAAAGCCGAAATGATGGCAGTCGGTGGTAATGACTACATGCCCGTTGACCCACGGTCTTGGAATAAAGAAATGGATGTCACGGTCAATGTTGGCTTAGGAACTGGCAGAGAGGGTGAGCGCCTAGCAGCCCTACAACAAGCTTTAGACATGCAGGTTCAAATTTTCACTAATTACGGTGTCGGTAACGGCTTAGTTGGCATGACTGAAATTAGAAACACCCTTGCAGATATGTTAGCAATGGGCGGTCTGCGCAATGTAAACCGTTACTTTAGACCAATGGACGCTGAAACAGAGATGATGCTACAGCAGCAAGCACAAGCGCAGCAGGGTCAGGAGCCGATGGATCAGGCAGCAGCGTACTTGCAAGCCGAGCAAATGAAGGCGCAGTCTAAAGCACAGACTGATATGGCAAAACTACAAATTGATGCACAAAAGGCGCTTGCACAGGATGACAGAGAGCGCGACCAGATGGATCAGGATTTGCTTGTTAAGGCTGCCGAGATTTATGGCAAGTATCAGTCCAATGTAGACGTAGCTGGCGTTAAACAAGCGCAGGCGATGCCTAGATACCCAGCACAATCACCTGTCCAGGCAGTTACTGGAGGTAGATTCTGAACAATAAAGAAAAAGCTCAACGATACCTACGTTTAGAAAAAGATGACGTATTCCAAGAGCTTTTAAAGGATGTCAGAGATGACGCAGTAAGCGTCTTTCTGGAGCAGTCTCGTAACGACGAGGCGATACAACGGGCGCGTGATTTAATTGATGCGCTAAACACAATCGAGACCAAGATCAACTCCATTAAGATGGCCGATCTTGTCGATGACAAAAGGAAAACAGTACCGTGGAAACGACTGAAGTAACAATGGACGGCAGCATTGAATCTGCCGCAGAGGCACTACTAACGCCAACTGAAACTGAAGCTGCAGAGGTTGTAGAAGAGGAGACCCAAGAGGTTGAATCTGAAGAGACTGAAGTAGACGATGAGCCAGAGCTAGAGGCCTCGCAAGATGAAGACGAACAAGACGACATTACCGAGGACGATGACGAAGAAATCGACGCCGTTCAGGAGGAGCAGTCCTACACTGTCAAGATTGATGGTCAGGAACGGGCTGTAACCCTCGACGAACTCAAGCAAGGATTTTCGGGTCAACAGTATGTCCAAAAAGGGATGCAAGAAAATGCTCAAATGCGCAAGCAAGCCGAGCAGGTTTATAACGCCCTTTTAGAATCTCGTCAGCAGGTGACTGAACTTTATCAGCAACTGCAAAATGGTGGCGCTGCTCGTCAGCCTGTCAAACCAGACCTTGCAATGTTAGACACCGATCCAATCGGGTATGTTGAAGCAAATGCGCGGTATGAAAATGACATGTCGGCCTATCAGCAAGAGATGCAACAAATGCAACGGGTGCAACAGGAACAGGTACACGCACAGAATCTAGCACTTGAAGCTCATCGTTCACAAGAAATGTCTAAACTCCTAGATATCATGCCAGACCTTAAAGACCCTGATAAGGGTAAGGTTATGCGTGAGCAGATGTTGAATGTGGGTAATGAGTACGGTTATTCGCCGCAAGAAATTTCGGCAATAGTTGATCATCGTGCTATACGCGTTCTGGATGATGCCAGACGGTATCGCGAAATAGTTGCCAATAAATCCAAGGCCGTTGAAAAGGCATCTCAGAAAAAGAGAACGCAGCCATTAAAAGCAGGGTCGAAAAAAGTAAATTTATCGCAGAAAGAGCTTCGGACTAAACAGAAACGACTTAGAAACAGCGGCTCAATTGATGATGCTGTTGCATTGTTATTGGGCTAATTTAACTTGATTTGAGGAAATAAAAATGGCACAGCCAAGTAATACTTTTGACAGCTATGATGGGGCTAATTCCATCCGTGAAGACCTCTCTGGTGTAATTGAAAACGTATCACCTGAAGAGACTCCTTTTTACTCAGCATGTAAGAAGACCAAAGCAAGCAACACTCTGCATGAGTGGCAGACTGATGCTTTACGCGCAGCCGGAGCTAATGCTCACATTGAAGGTGATGCAACAACTGCTGAAGCACGTACTGCAACAACTCGTCTTGGTAACTACAGCCAAATCTTTAAGAATTCTGTAGTAATACCTGACACAGACGCTGGTCTGAACAAGGCAGGAAAGGCATCAGAAATGGCTTATCAGGTCGTTAAGGTCGCTAAAGAGCAAAAATTAGACATAGAATTGGCCCTGTTTGCTAACAACGCTAAGGTAGCTGGTAATGCTACTACTGCGCGTGAGTTAGCCGGTGTTCCAACTTGGATGACTACTAACGACAGCTTTGCTTCTGGCAACTCTGGTGCTGCTCCTACTGGTGATGGTTCTGATGCTAGAACTGACGACGGTACTCCACGAGCGCTAACCCAAGCTATCTTTGATGACGTTATGGAAGATATTTGGACTGCCGGTGGAAAGCCAGACACTGTTTACCTATCTCCTTTTCAGATGAACAAGGCTCTTGGCTTTACTGGTAACAACAACCAGCGTTCAACTGTACAGGCTGGTGACAGCAAAGTTGTTAAGTCGTTAGACGTATATGTTACGCCTTGGGGTACGGTTGAATTCCAGCCAAGCCGCTTGATCCGTGGCCGTGATGTATTCATTTGTCAGAACGACATGTGGAACGTAGCTGTATTGCGTCCAACTAAGAATGTAGAACTAGCTAAATCTGGCGATAACACTACTCGCCAGGTAGTGACAGAATTGACTCTTGTTTCTAAGAACGAAGCAGCGTCAGGCATCATCTGTGATTTAACTACTTCTTAATTGTTGTAACTAAAGCCTCACCCTTTCGAGGGTGGGGTTTTTTATTGGAGTTTTAAAGGAAATTAATATGCCAATAGTCAACGGTAAAAAATACGCTTACACCAAGGCAGGCAAGGCTGCTGCTGCAAAGGCGAAAAAAGCACCAGCTAAAAAGAAAAGGAAAAAGTAATGCTGATTAAAGAAAAGATTATCCCTACAGAAAAGGGAATCGAAATTCACAAACAGTATAACAACAATGTCTATCTTGACGAGGTTAAGGAAATGCGCAAGCAGGGCGTTGGCATGACAGGAGAGAATCGTCTTGTTGGCAGAATACCTGTTCACTTGGTTGCTCAATGGATGAAAGAGGCCGGAGTTAGTTGGTCTGATAACGAGGCCAAGAAAGATCTCATTCACAAGAAGATGCTGTCAGGCGAATTTGATGCATTCCGAGTCTGGAAAGGAAAATACTAATGCCAGAAGTTAACGAGTCGCTGATTCGCCTTGAGATGCATGAAAAGCAGTGTTTAGAGCGTTACGAAGGTATACAGCGCTCGTTAAACGAGGGCAAAACTAGGTTCGATCGAATGGACAAAATGATTATGGCGATGTACCCCTTTGTTATAGCTGCTATTGCTGCAGCAAAATGGCTTTAATATGGGTAAATTCAAATATTTTAAAATAGAAGACTTTGACTGCCAGGAGACCGGCAAGAACGAAATGTCAGAGGAGTTTATACACCGGCTAGACCAATTGCGCGAAAAGTGCGGATTTCCTTTTTACGTAACCAGCGGTTACAGAAGTCCTAATCATAGTTTAGAAAAAGTAAAAAAAATGCCTGGAACGCACGCGCAAGGGTTGGCCTGCGATATTTATGTCAACGGCGGTAGACAGAGAATGCAGATCGTAAAGCAGGCGTGCGCAATGGGGTTTAACGGTATAGGCGTTAGTAAGGCGTTTGTACATGTCGATATGCGGGACAGCGACAAGTCTGTCCTGTGGTGTTATTAACAGGAGCAAAACAATGAGTGAGAATACTGTATCCATCCCGACGTGGGCATTGCCGTTTGTAATCTCTGGTCTAGGTGTTGCGATTGCCTATGGCTCTAGTATGGCTCAGGCAGAGGCTACAAAATCAGAAGTTGAAAGAGTTGAAAAGGCTGTCGTTGAGGTTATAAAAGAATCTAACGCTAACGGTCGCGCAGTAGCTTTAAATTCTCAGGCTATACAACAAATAGCAAAAGGATTAGCCGATCAGCAAGAGACAGCTAAAGCAAGCGATGAGAAGTTAGCGCAGCTTATAACAATCATGCTAGAACAGAAAAAACAGTGAGAATGGTCTTTGCTTTACTCTTCTTTATCAACGGAGAAGCTGATGAGAGCAAGACACGTTACTACGTTAACAAACACGCGTGTGTTTATATGTGTCAAGAGTTAGCTAGACCCTCGCGAAAGTATGAAACTGTTGACTGTGTTTGCAAAGTGACTTGGGTTGATAATTCAACACGAGTTATAAAGTGAAGACCCTTGTGTTTGTTCTGATGATTCAGACAATTAACAATAATTATGTAGAGTCTACTCAGGAGTATGCCTTCTTTCGTGACCTGAACCGGTGCATCTACTTCAGTGAGCTAATAGCAAAGCAGATAAAATTTAACGAATATTTGCCTATTACTTCCTACTGTGTAACGAAGTGGGTAGACCCAGAAGAGACGGTCATTTTTGAATGAGTAATTTTGATTATAAAGACAAAGATGAATGGAAGGCTTTGATTTTTACTATTGTGTTTTTTGGCGTTGGTTTTAGTTCACTTTTGTGGATAGATTAATCTTGAAAAGGAATAAAAATGCTTGAACAATTAATTGCGCCTGTTACTGGGTTGTTAGAGAAATTCATTCCATCGGCAGATGAGGCTAATCGGTTAGCGCATGAAATAGCCACGATAAGTGAAAAACAGCATCAAGAAATTATGCTACAACAAATAGAACTGGCAAAAATCGAAGCTAATGGCAGTTTTTTACAGCGTTCTTGGCGGCCAATGATAGGGCATTGTTGTTGGGTTGGATTAGCTTATAACGTCATTTTAAGTCCTTTTTTGGGCATCTGGTTACCCGTTCCAGAGATACAATCTGACCTACTTTATCCGGTGCTTTTAGGCATGTTAGGCATGTCTGGAATTAGGGGTTATGAGAAGGTCAAAGGCAAAGCGTAAATTTAGCGTCACCGACCATTCACCGACCATATAGGCTGTTTTAAGGGTATTTTAATTGTAAGCTATTGATTTTAAACAAGTTAAATGGGGTGGACGACGGGGATTGAACCCGTTCCAATGACGGTGAGTGTCGGCCAGTGTCGGCTACAGACCGCATGAATACTGACTTCTTATTTTTCTAAACCTACACTCAGCGACATTAACCGCATATCCACCGACCATTTCACCGACCACGCAGGGGTTTATGCTCGGTTCCTGGTAGCGGTTCAAACTGCGAAAAATCCTTGTCAGATGCGTACTCGTCTATCCACTCGGCGTAGGTTCTTAAAAACACGGCAGTAGAATGACCTAGCTGTTTTGCAGCTAAAGGTGGTAACACGCCTTTTGATAGTAACTCAGCGGCTCTTGTGTGCCTGCAGGTGTAAGGTATTCGGTAATGAATTTGTTTGCGTTTATGAGCCTTTTCCCAGGCTCGATTAAATCGCCTAGTATCCTTATAAAAACTACCATTTTCATTAACAAAGAAATAAGGGCTATCAATTCTCATAGGCATCATTTTCATGGCCTTTCTTACCCATAGCGGCACATAGACCTTTCTACGGTGTCCTGTCTTGGTAGACTCAACTAGCTTTCCTCTTACTATCTGTTGGTGAACGTGCCAGTGTTCGCCATCAAAGTCATTTCTAAGCAGTCCTTTAATCTCCCCAGGGCGAAAGCCACACCCAAACAGAAGAGCAAAGTAAACATAAACATCACCCGTTAGGCATGACATTATCTTGTCACGCTCAACTGGCGTGTAGCGTTCTATTGGTTTAGTTTGTGCTTTTTTAGTTTTGATGATTGCTGCTGGATTTGGAAACACCTCGGCATAGTCAAGAACGCCACGCAATGGCCCAAGCGCGTTGTCACGAGTCTTGCTAGACGCATCTATACGACTAAGAGCCAGTTTAATCTCACGCGTGGTAATAGAGGCGCAGGGCTTCTTGCCAAACAGCGGTATCCAATATTTATTTAAAATGTTGAGGTAGCCTAGCTTTGTGGAGTGCTTGCCTTGATGAGTCTCAAGATATTCTTGAGCCATGCTGTAAAAAGATTGCAGGTGGGTAGGGTACTCTTCTTCCTCAAACGCCAGGCCAAGCCGAAACTTAACCTCTAGATCGTCTCGGTATTTTTTTACGCGCTTAACATCAGCCGCATTGTTGGAGTTGGCCGTAACGATCTCTTGGTAGACAAGCTTGCCTTGCTGCCAGATTCTGATTTGCAGCCCATTTCCGCGAGGTCTGATTCCTGTGGGGAACTTCTTATCCATCGCTCAAATTCCTCTGTGTCGATCATTGTTGTGCGACCAATTACATAATAATGAACGCCCTTTGTCCAATGGCGCTGCATCCAACCCTGTACCGTCGAGGCTTTTACCCCGTGATCATTCGCAAATTTTGTTTTATTAAGCAGCATCGGCACACCTTAAAGAATACTCTGCTATGTGCGTCTCGCCATGCCGTGTTGGCACTTGCTTTCTGCGTGACTCAACTTTATGACCAAGGCCAATTAGCTCGTGTACGCGCGCCGAAAGTCGATAGCAGCCAAACAAATCTTGCGCCTCTTTGCTCGTTAAACTTTGTCCCGACTCCAAATACTTAAGAATTTGATTACGTTGTGATTTCATTTTTTACCTCTCAAAGTGTCATAACAATCAATTAGTGTTGCTACTAAAAATGCTACTAAAAAAAGCGCCATAAAATATTCCATTATCTTCTCCTTTAAGTGGCGCGTTGGTTCCGGTGCGCCAAGCCGGTTAGGGGTTCTAGAAGGGTATATCCTCATCTAACTGGGCAATGCTCATATCGTTAACAGATGACTTAACCTGTTGTACGCCATTGTTGTGAGCCTGCTCCTTAGCCGTGTAGCTAAATTTCATGTATTTAGCACCAGCCTTGCTTGTGTTAATCCATCCACTAACCCAGTAGTCAGTGCCATTAATCATTGCTGACCCCTTGTAATCTGGGTGGCTATCGGTTTCCTTTTTGTCGTTTTTAAACAACGCGCCTTCATTATCTTTTTGCTCATACTCGCTCATGCTACTTTTTCCCTTTTTTGTCTACACTTGTTAAAAAATAAATCCTCGTCGAAATAGGCGTTTGGGCCAGCAGTAAATAAATCACAAAACACCTCCGCGCCGCGTAACTCCGCAAGCTCTACCTCTGCGATTGCACTTAATTCAGAAAGATGTATATGGTGTTTCTTTTCATCTTCCATAGGTTTCCCCTTTAGTTAGTTAAATTGCTTCTGAGACAAAGATTCCTGCCTCGCGAAATTGAGATGTTTTCATGGTGGCAAGCTCTTTGGTTGTAAACATGCCTCCCTTCGATGGTGCACGCCAAATTGATCGCTGCTGCTCTTCATTTAGGGTTAGCCACTCTTCTGCTGCAGTGTCAAAATCATCACAGGCCAACGCGTCTTTAATTGCCGCAATTGTTCCTAAATGCTCACGGGCTGATGCGTTGTAAGTTAAAAGCTGTTCTTGCGCATTTATCTCGGTCTGCTGAATAATGGCGTCTGAAACCTCATTGGCTGATGCGTACTCTGTACCTGCAAAGCCTACTGATGCCAACGCTCTACCGATTGCTGATGTCTCGCAATTTTCAAGCGCGGAGGTTTTATTGATGTTGCTACTGCCTCGCAACTCTTCAGCGTAGCCAGTGCCTCTGATGCGGCCATCAGAATCTTTAATCGTAGATTTAATAACAACCAGATTCCCATCTTTGATAAGGTCAGTTTCAATAGCCCATCCTTTGTGTGCGGCTGATGAGTGAAATTCATTAACTCTCAGGGCCACGGTTTTGTAGTCATTTTTATGGATTTTTATTATGCCGTTCATTCGCAACACCTCGCTGACTCGCACTCGCCTAAAGCAAACGCATCACCATAGCCCTCGTGATACTCAACCGATGCACAAAATTGATCTGCATCTCTAAAATTAAAGTAATCAGCCTGGCCTCTTAGGTACTCTGGACTTTTAGTGTTTGTAGCAGTCGTTAACGAACTCTCTAAATTTGATATAAGGTCTTCGGCAGTAAATTTAAAAGTTTCTAAAATATCCATGATTAGCTCCTATGCTCAATAATTCGTTCGGCATAAGTCGTTAGCTGATCAAATACAAGCTCACCTAGTGCGTTAAAATCTTTTTCTGCAACTGCCTGAACTAATGCGCTTTCTAAATTCTCTTGGGCAATAGCGTTTTGCTTATGCTCAAAGATTCCAACAACTGGCCCAGTAAACGGCCCAGTAAATCCGTCAACGCTCATTGCTTCCCACAAGATAATAGGGTCTTTAAGTGTATTAACGATTTCATCGATTGACGGTTGCATTTCTTGTTCAAAAACGTAGTCGTCATCTGGTGGATTAACGCGATTAGGATTGTCTAGCCATTGAAAATGATTCATGTTTATTCCCCTGGTTGTTGCTAAAAATGCATCACTAAATGTGTGCGATTTATTGTAGATTACACACTATATGTGTAAATTGCAAACAATTATAAGGTTTATTTTTTTATGATAATTAGTAATACTAATGGTTTTATTTGCCCACAAATTGTGTTAGGCTAATCGAAATTGCATTGCAAGCTGTACAAAAAAGGAGCTGTATTGATGGAGAGGGAGTTAGATATTGTACAGAATATTGATGAGGATGAATGCTTAGAAATTATTGAAGCGCTTACTTTGAGTCAAGATACGCCTCAAGCATTGAAACAACTTTTTGAAATTCGTCTTCAGACTGAAGATTAATTTTATTTAACAGTTTAAAAAGATTTTTCTGATTGGGTGACAGGTTTGATAGCTTTTTAGAATAGCCGTCATCTAGACCTAGCAAATATCCTGGCGTAACGCCTAATACCTCAGCAAAAGTGATCGCTACTTCGACAGGAAGCTGTCGCGTTCCTTGCTCGTAATTCGATATTCTCGCCGGTAAAATTGTACCGTTAGTTTTTTTGGACAGACCGGTTAATGACAGACCAGCATTTACTCTGGCTGCCTGCAGTCGTTTGCCTGATAGTTCTTTCACATATTTCTCCTAATGCACAGAATATACACGTATTGCGTATTTGACGCAATGACTTGCGGTTATTTAACTGTAAAAATGAACGAATATTCATGTTTGTTTAGCAAGTTAATTGTATTTGCATAGCACACACATAACGTGTACGATGCGTAAATGATTACTTTCCAGCAGTACCTCACAAAACATGGTGACAGCTTGTCATCAGAAAAACTGTCAATTAAACCTCGGCGCGCAGCGGCTTATCGGCGCGGTGAGAGAATGCCCAGGCCAAAAGACATTCCTCGTTTTATTACACTTGCTGAAGGTGAACTCTCTTTGCAGTCTTTTTTTGCTGTGGCTGATGATGAGTAAGATGCTTGTCGCTCCTTTAGAGGCATTGACTGATCCAGAGCTTACGGATCAAGAAAGGCGCGTGCTGTTTGCATTGTTTTCTTATCGGGGAAAGGTCACTGATTTAGTTTGGCCGACCAGAGAGCAGATTGGCGAAAGGGCGAACATAAAAGATCTTGTCAGGGTTGGTAAGGTTACCTCATCGCTCTGTAAAAAAGGCTGGCTAGAGAAGTGGAAGAAGGGTTTTTCCGGCCACATGACATACAAAATTACCTTTCCAGAACGCCTTGAGACGGTAGAAGACACTGCAAGACAGCATGATACGTTACAAGACACTCCATTAGAGGCAGATTATGCCTCCTCGTTAGAGGCAGATTATGCCTCCCATTCGAGGCAGATTATGCCCAGTGCATTAAACAAACCAAATAAACAAACCAATAACCTGTACAAGAAGATCGATCTTACTCAGTTTGGTGATGATTGCTTAATCGATCAGTACAAAGAATTCATTGATCACCGAATCAATTTAAAGGCGCCGTTAACGCAGCACTCGTTTGAACGATTTTTATTTGCTGTAAGGGGCTGTGTAAGTCAGCTAGACCTTGATCCTAAATTTGTGATTACCGAGACTATTGATGCTGGGTGGAAGTCCTGCAAGCCGGAATGGATGTCAAATCGATTAGCCAAAAACAGGCGCAGCGGAAACCAGGGTAAGCCTGATTCAATTAGATCGGCAAACATTGTTGACAAGCTCACCGATAGAGGCTGGGCCTATGAAGCATGAAACCAAATACATAAAGTTTGTTGGTGATGATGATCGTTTTGCTCTTAACGTCAGCTACAGCTATGTGACGATCTCTGAGCGAACGAAGATACCAATTAACACGGTTAAAGATCGTTTAAGTCGAAAGATGGAGTTTAGTGAACAGGATTTAATTGCGCGAAAAAAGCCAGCCAAAAAAGCGCCAATATTTGAAACCCCAGAAGAGGCTGTTTCTGCGAAATGGCTAAAGGTGGCTTTGCGATGAGTGTTGATGAGGCAATTGCAAGGGTCAAGCTGATGAACTCGCTGGGGGAAGATGCTTTTATCTGCGAAAAATTTGGTGGAGAGCTTTGTGTTTTGTCCGAGGATACAAAAAAGCTATTGGTTAATCGTAATGCGCAACTTATTGAGATTTGCAGGGTGGCCCGATGAGTGAGCTTGGCTTAAAGCG